TCATTTTATATCCTTTGAACTATCTGCGATATCTTTATCATCACGAATTTCAACAAAAATTGGGAGGAACAAACTTTCCTCTCCCAACTTATTCTTTATACGACTATTATACTTGATTGCCACAATTTTGTCAAGTATTTCTTTCCCTAGATTCTTGCGATGGGCATCATTGAAACCAGAACCTACGTTTACCTTAATCTTACCATCAGAAGATTCGCAAACAATTGCACCAAGCATGCCTGCATATTTGCCAGTACCTTCTTCAATTGCAACAATCTTCAGGTCACATTCAAGTTCGCCTTTGAATTTAATCTGGTGCTTTGCACGCTTATCTTCCCAAACACCATTACCATCTTTAAGAATGATACCTTCATAACCTTCTGCAAGATATCCTTGGAAAATCTCTTGGGCTTCTTCTAGTGTTTGAACGATAGTTGAAGTAACATTCCAAATCTTTTTACCAGCCGACTTCTGCTTTGAAACAATTGCTTCCAAAGTAGAATATCGTTTTGAGTATGGGGTTGCGCAATAACCATCAACGAATTGAACGTAAGGAATCAAATCCCAAACAGTGGCGTGAACCATTGCTGCTTCTTTGGCTGAGATAGTCCCTTTATTTGCTTTGTTTAAGATTCCATTGCCAGTCTGACGATCTGCAAACTGATGATCACCCTCAAGCATTACAAGTAGTTCACCATCAAATACACAATCAATAGAGCCAGCAAGAGAAATAAACTCTTGCTCCAAATTACCAAGTAATAAAATTTCTTTTCCATTTCTGCTCCTAAATTCACATTTACCATCACGGACAATAGCATTGAAACGCATACCATCCATCTTCATTTGAGCGTAAGCAGGGAAATTAATTTTGTCAACCAGCTTCTGTTCGAATGGGCTACACAACATACATGGATATTCGGTAATCAATCCTGGCCAAACATCGTTGGCAGTTGATACCTGAACCCCACAATCTAAACTCTTATCAATGATACGCTCAAGAACCTTTGCGTCATCTTCATTAAGTGAAGACAATAACATGCGCAGATATTCAATCGCTGCATTACCTGTAACTTGTCTAGATGATAAGTCATACAACGCAGGTAAGATTGATTCAATGTTGGCATTGGTGCCATCACATTTATATGTAGGAATCTTGCGCTGATAGAACTGAGTAAATGGGCATAGAGCCAAACGAATTACTTCACGCAAGGTTTCATGCCCTTGGTGTTCACGCAGTTTCTCTAACTTATAATTGCGTGATGCATTAGAAGCAAGGTCATTAAAGAGTGCATTAATATTCATTTGTGTTTCAATTCCTTAAAAGTTCTATACCGCATATCCCATCGTATGGGTTTACTGAATTTTTTAATCTCGCCTGATACCGTGTTATAGAATGCGTAGATTTTGCTTTTGCTATCACTGGTATAATAGATATGGTTGGGAACATTGTGTTCCTTCCAGTTAGTGGTCTCTTGGAAAACCCTCATGCTGTTTTCCTGAAGTAACCATAAGGAAGACCCTGCGTGAAACAGAAATACTCATGGTCACCATTGGCACCTTCAGCATCCATCAACCATGCGATTACTCGCTCACGATTAGTGCCAGTGTGCATAAGATTGAGAACACGATCTTCGAACTCAACGATGGCTCGAGCCTCATGTTCTTTGCGAGCGATCTCTTCCTGCTCAATAACTTTACCAAGGGTTTCAAATTCTGCCATGAAATATTCCTCGGTCCACTCGGTGGTATCGATACCACGTGGACGAACACCATACGCATCCTTGTACATATCCCAGTATTGGCACTGCATTTGTTCCAACACAGACATTTCTTCCCAAGATTTGAATTCAGACATTTATGATCTCCTAAAATTAAACGAACGACTTGCGTGGAAAACCAACAGCGAAACCAGAAGTTCCAGTGGATGCTTGTTTGGTAACCTTTGACCGCATAACCATCTTTGGTCCTTTGCGGGATTTGATAACCTCAATAGAACCACCTTGCTTTAAGAATTTCTTAACAGCATTTTCGGTTTCGATACGCAACTGGGCTTTAGACTTATACATAACCATTTCCTTTTTCATCATTTATACAACTATTATACTCCAAGATTGCATTAAAGTAAAGCGAAATGTTGAAAAACCCTACAATTTGTAGGGTTATCCTAAGTCATTGATTTTTAATACTTTTTTATTAGTATTTAAACCCCGAGAGAGGGCTGTAGAGCCGTTGGGGAGGTAGGGGTGGGTAAACCCCTGTTTGAAGCCGAAAAACGTCCCTACGGTCGTTTTGGCACGTCCTACGAGACGATTTGAAGTCCACTTAAAGCACTGGCAGGAACGACCTCGATACCCGACCCGAAGATTCGGTTATATTCGTTCGCCATGTTCTTTGATGGAGTACCTTCAGTTGCAATAGAAGAAGCGTATAAAGTAATATCGCTTTCGGCATATGGCATGTATGGAGCAAGTCCAACACCAACACCTTTTTCTGTTTGCTGAATTACAATTGCAGCTGGATCTGATAATGTATATCCAAGACCATTTATCTCAGTCTTGGCAATAATCTCTTCACCATTCAATAATTTAAAAACTTTAATCATGTTATTCCTCTATCATGTATTCAATAAAATCTGCTGCTTGGTTTTGATCGTGGAAGTATTGCATAATAATTTTATCCATGTCATATACGTGTTGCATAAAAACTAGAATCTGTTTATTCTTATACACCGATACCTTGAGCATCCAATTCCCTCTACGAACCAGAAAGAAAGAGATTAGGTTTGGTGATAGTTTTGCTTTCATCATAACAAGTATTTAGGGGAACCCGAAAGTCCCCCTGCTTGTTACGATTACTTGGTTGGTTTAGGTACTGGTGGTTTACCGTTTACCCAATCCCAATCATCATCTGTCATTGGGATCCAATTATTCATTTTACTTTACCTACTTTGTAAGTTCTGAATGCATGGATTCCATCGCTTAAACCTAGAACGATATTTTTAAAGTGTTTCAGCAGCTTTGTCATATTCGTCCTCTTGTAAAAATTGCTTACCTTTACCAGCCTTGACTGGAACTTTCTTTGGCTTCTGTTCTTCTGGAATGAGACGCTCTAGAGCAATCTTAAGCATACCATTGAATAGTTCTGCGTCTTTAACTTCGATGTGGTCATCAATAGCGAAAGAACGAGTAAACGCACGATTAGCAATACCTTTGAACAAATAATCATTTGTGGTATCGGTTTCTGCTGTGGAGTTACCCTTAACAATTAACTTACCACCATCAATCTCAATATCGATCTCATTCTGACCGAAACCAGCAACTGCGATTTCGATTGTATATGAGTTCTCACCATTCTTACGAATGTTGTATGGAGGATAGTTGGGGATGTTTTTAGTTAGATCTGCATGCAAAGTTTGCATTTGCTTAGCAGTATCTTCGAAACCTACAAAGAACTTGTCGAAGTCCTTGAAAGAATCTTGAGTGAAAAATGCTGGAATGAAAGTCTTATTGACCATTGTGGTTCTCCTATTAAGCGAGTAATAAAATTTATCTCCCCGAAGGCGAGATAGTAAAATGCTGGTTACTGTTTCCAGCGATGACTTAACGTATCATCAGCTTTAATACGATTCGTAACTTAGCGGTCCTAAGGTGAATACTTTATGCAGCTGGTAATTCAGCTGCAGTTGTTGCTTGTGCAGCAACAATTGCTTCGGCTTGTGGGTCGCCTTGCTGTTTGATTTTAACAACCAACGCAGCAACTTCCTCGAAAGGATGCTTACCCAACACTGCAAGAATCATGTTTACTTCATTAATTTCAAGTTCAAGTTTAATCATTTTGATTTTTTTCCTATGTTATATTTCGGTACTAATTCCCATTGTTCTTTCTCTTTGAAAGAAACAACTTTAATTTGCGACAGAGATGCTTTCTGATCGGCTTGAGAATTATTTAGGATCTTTAACAGATCCCAATCCTGAAGCAAACCAGCTATCGCATTCCTACGCTCAATATCACCTGCAGTGATATTCGATTCTTTACCGTCCAAAGCAAACAATTCTTTGAAGTGAACGATAAAATACCTACCCTGTTTGTGCAGGATATGGCAGGATTGGTACAATTTGTTTTCTTTCCTAGAAGCAATGCCAATGCGAGTCAAAGTTTCACGAACCTTTAGAAAGTTGTCAGGTTCAGGTAAAACCACTTCAAGCATGGACTCTGGCGTCCAGTCGTAATAAATCATTTCAACAGTCATGATTTTCCACCTTTGTATAATTTTTCTTTTATCATGATCAAGTTTTCTTCGGACAACACTTTAAGTGCTTCTGTCGCTTTCTCACTTGAATACCCATAATACTCTTTAACAAGTTCAAGAGATTCAGTTTCAGCGTCTTTTTTAGACCACTTACTAAATCTCTTCTTCCTTGAAATAATATTTAGGAAAAAGAAAAACTGCATATCTTTATCCAAACCAGCATGTTGATTCATCTGATTTGCATAAAAGATAGTATCGGGAAAATACGATAACCCTCTATTTATTAGGAAAGGTTTATAATCCTTACCTGCTTGCGGATCCTTTTCAAATAGATTTTCTTTGGTTGAGTTTATAGCATTTAAAAAATCAAACGGACTCATAATATATCATTTCACTTTTTTAAATATTGCATAATTGGCGCAGGAATTACCAACACCAAAATAATCAATATATTTTCTATCAATTAGAAAGTCTTCACAATACCATTTATTTACATCTATATCTTGTTGTTCAACAAGATCTTCTACATATACATAATCTCCAACACAAAGATACTTTGTAAAATAGGTTAGAACCTCAAAAGTATTTATATGAGAATCTTCTATGAATAAGATTGGATGATCTAGTTGTTTAAATATGTCTTTATGTTTTTCAAACGTATTTAAATCCAAACAATCTACCCAATAAAAATCTATTGAATCTTGAGATCTCTCTTTATTAGTTATGTCAAAAGAAATAATTTTGCAAGGCTGATTATATATCTCGCATAAATCATTCATATATTCTGCAGAAGATCCATTACCACTACCCATCTCAATTATTGTTTTAGGTTTTAACTCCCAAATCAATAATTGTAATATAGAAAAATCATAAACAGTTTTATGTAATGGTTTACCTTTCCACATCATTGGCTCAATGAACCCTTGATCAAATGAGTGGTTATGTATAGCAGAATTAATATTCAAATCAGAATACATATTCTTTCTATCACTTAATGAAATAAAT